CTCTCCGTGTTCAAAGAGGCCTACCTGCACAGCAATCTCTCGGTGGGTGGCGAGGTGGATGTCATTGGGGCATCTCGTCTTAAGGACACTCTGTCTGTACTCGAGACGGTGTACCTGAACTCCAATCTGTCTGTCGGCGAAAACCTCTTCGTCGATCTCGATCTGTCGATCGGTAATGACTTGACTGTCGACAATGACACTCTCATCAAACGTGCACTGTACGTGGAGTCCAACGTTTTCATGCGTGAACAACTCAGCGTCCTAGGTAAGGTGGAGCTAGCAAACGACCTTAGCGTGCAGGGTAACACCGAAATGGGCGGTAAATTGAGCGTGAAATCCGACGTGTTTATCCATCACGATTCCACTCTCTACACCAACAAGATTATGCACGGATTTGATCAAAGTGGCGAAGGAGAGCTCATCATCGATGTCGAGACGCTTTACGTGAAAGGTAACCTAGAAATCCAGGGTACCCAGAACACGACAAACACATACACCACCGACATGTTCGTGGAGGATCGCGCTATCGTGCTCGCCACCTCCTCCAACTTCACGTCGAGTGATAACATGAATGATCCGGATTACGACGAACTGATCAAGGACGGTCTGTTGACGAACGACAAATCCGGTATCCGCGTGGCGGGTGTACCACATGATAACGATATGCCGACTGGTTCAACGACTCAGCACTGGCAAACTTATGGATCAAATGTAATGTGGGAGAAGTCCTTCCTTTGGAACTTCAATGAGGGTATGCCGCAGTTGGGTTACATTGAAGATACCCTTGATAATACTAAGGACTCTAGTAAACGTGACAAAGAGTCCTTTTGGGAATTGAGAGGCGGTGCCTTCCATCTGTCTGCGCTGCGTTTCGATTCGAGCGAGGACGTCAACAGTCTAGTGACTGTGAAATACGGTTTCCGCATCAACGCCGGAAACGAGCTTGAAATCATTCAAAAACTCGGAAACGCTAATTCTAAACGAGTCGCTAAGTTTGGTATCGGCTCTGCCTTTTAAACTCCCGAAATTCATGTTAAAAAACGTTTACAAAAAGTACGGCGATGTTCGTCGCACAGTCCGTGCGTGGTCAGCCCTTCCATGTGTTTTTTCGTTCCGTACCCACGGTTGTTTCGAAGATCGTACCGTTGGTCCTCCGGAAAATGTTTCAGTATCCATTCGTCGTGATGCTCCTTCGCGAGAATGCTCGCGGCGGCGATCGGTACGTACAACGCGTCCCCTCCCGCGCAGCAGTGGTGCACGTTCACACGATACGGCGGAAACCGATCCCCGTCGACGAGTATGCGATCGAACGGCACAACGATCTGATCTAACGCGCGGTGCATCGCCAAGTAGGTGGCCTGCAAGATGTTCATCTGGTCGATCTCTTGTCGAGAGGCCATGCCCACGCCGTAGGCGATCGCGTGCGTTTCGATGTATTCGCGCAGCTGCGCGCGTCGTTTGCGTGACAGTTTCTTGGAGTCGTTGATTCCTTCGTGTGATACGTTGGAATCCCATACGACGGCTGCGGCGACCACCGGACCGAGCAAACAACCTCGCCCGGCCTCGTCCACCCCGACTTGCGTCTCGTTCGGATAGTTGTAGTACAGCTGCATCGTTGCACTAAGATACACGCGACAAGGCTTTAAGTCGGAAACAAGGTGTCGAAGTCGATGTGTTTGATGCACCCACCTTTGGGACTGTATTTCACGGCGTTGTAGTTCACGACGGACCGTATGTCCTCCAAACGGCTCGACATCCACACTTTATCGCATGTATTGATCGAAGCGTTCGCCTCGATGGCCTCCAAGAGGTACTGGCGTTTGGAACGTATCGGGATCTGCCTCCACGGAAGGAAGCGCACCTTTTCGATTTGGCGAAGATGGAAGGACTCCATGGTCTCCGCGTCCGGACATCGTACGCGTGTCACGAAAGGAGGGCTCGCGTTCTCGCAGGATGCCAACGAAGCGTGCGACAACATGCTATCGATCAACATCACACTAACAGAGAGCGCAAGGCTTTCGGGATATACTCTCTATAATGCATATACTGCTTAAACCAAAAAAATTGACGAAATGAAGTGAGTCGAACCCCGCTATCGGTAAATGATGAGCTCCAACGCCGTATACGATCGAGCGTACCAAAAGGGGGTGTACAACCCCCCCGTTTCGTTAAGGAACAATTTTTTGGAGTTCGAGTCGATTAAGGTCGATTTGAGCACGGACTGGATGCGATTTGTGATTGGAAAAAACGGCAGCGTGTTCAAAGCGATCACCGAACGAAGCGGTGCGGAGTACATATGGTACAAGAAGGAGACCAACACGATCGAACTGTGGGGAACACGAGCGTCGCTGTTGTTCGCCGCCAAGCTGCTTCAGGAACACCTGAAGTTGGTGCGCATCCTCAGCAGGACGCACAACATTGTGAACGTCTCCGACTGCGGCATTCCAATAAAATCCGAAGATTTGAAGGGGTTGAAGGAGTATTACCAATTGGAACGCGTCGCGTATCTGCCGAACGAAAACACGATCAGCCTGTTCGGCATATCGGAGCGCGTACAAGCGGCGCTGTACGCGATCGAACAACGCACCTACATGGGGCGCGACATTCGCCATCGTCGTACCATGTGGGAGAGCATACGCGCGAACGCGAACGCCTCTGCGAACACGGTATAAAGAGAACCAGCGTTATATACTATACTGAACCGTGAAGGATGGAGACCGCTATCATCGATCTTCTCGTCGCGAAAGCGTTAAAGTCGAAACGCGAATTCGACTCAGAGGCGCAAGCTCGACGTTTGCACTCTTTGTTACCTATCTCTTTTGAGGGAGTGACGCCTGCGGTGCTCGAGAGTCGTCTCGCGCGCGTCAAATCCTATCGAGCGATCAAAGCGAGCTTGGATCAACTTCCGGTGGTGGAGCAACGTACCGACGAATGGTACAAGATGCGCGACGAAATGCTCACCGCCTCCGACTGGGGGCAAGCGCTCGGCGTGGGAAAGTTCGGCACACTCGCGCAGCTTTACCACAAGAAGTGCAACTACGGAGACGCGAAACCGTTCGACGCGTCCGCCGAACCTCTACAATGGGGGGTAAAATACGAACCGGTGGCGAACGAGGTGTACCAACTCATGACCAACACGAAGGTGTCGGAATACGGTATCATCCGCCACCCTCGTTATTCTTACCTCGGTGCCTCTCCGGACGGAATCAGCGCTTTGGGGATCATGTTGGAGATCAAATGTGTGTGGCGTCGAAAGATCGACGGAAAGATACCGGAGCAGTACATGTGCCAAGTGCAAGGACAGCTCGAGATCTGTGAGTTGGAAGAGTGCGATTACTTCGAGTGCGAGTTCAAAGAGTGCGACACGCTCGAAGAGCTTCGAGAGGTCACCTCGAGTTACAAAGGAATCATCCTTCGTCGTCGCGACGGCGACGGGTACGCGTACGGTAAGGTGAACGACCTTCGAACGTACGCTCAGTACGACGAGAAGGAGTTCACGGTGGCGTACTACTACTACCTCTCGGATCACATGATGCGACGCGTTCATCGAGATCGCAAATGGTTCGAAGACGCGCTTCCCAAATTGCGCGACGTGTGGAGGAACATCGAAAGATATCGAGCGGACCGCAGCTTGTACGACAAAGAGGTGAAGAAACCGACCGCCAAAAAACCCCCCGCTTTCATCATGCGGGACGTCACCAACGACGGCGTCAACGATTCGCCCGCGCGGTAGGCGTCTACGCGTCACGGCGCTCTTTTTTTCGAGAATGGGTAAGGATAGTGTTCGGATAAGATCGCGATGCGCTCGTTGTTCGCGACTTGTTTCGATTCGTGATCCGGGTTGATGGAGCTGGGTGTGCGTGTGTCGCTACGGTAATATTGGCCACGGGAGGTGTAGACGATCGCGTCCTTGTACAACGTACTGTCCGCACTGACTCGCCCCAAATGATAGAAATTCTGCGTGTTTTCGAACTCCTTCACCAAACGGACCGCGCGCTCGCGACGCACCACGTACAAACACGTGCTGAAATCGGTCTGCTCGCGTCGTCGCCAATCGGTCGGATCGTACCCGTTGATGTCGTCGGAGGCGTGCTCCGCAAATCGAAGCGTGTGTAACTGCAGCATCTCCCAATCCGCCGGAGCACTGCGCAAGAAATAGTACAACTGCTCGTAGAAGAGCTCGTGGCAAGGCAGGACGATATCGTCCTCGCATATGATCGCGTACGAACTGTCGCTGTGTTTCAGATAAAAGGAAAGCGCTCGTATATGGGAACGAAAGCACGCGATCTCGAACTCGGTGCACAGTCCCGTGTGGTACTGAATATCGTACGACGGGCGGATGGCGGGAACTCGCATCTTGACGATCGAACTCGTTTTGAATTGATCGAGGAACAACACGCGACGATCTTCTCGCACATCTAGGTTGATCCAAAACAAAGTCGGGTACATGTCGTTCAGACGCACGAAACATTCTCGTGGGAGGTTGATCGGGATACGCGAGTCGTTCTCCTCCAGTTGCGTTTTGCCAACATCTGCTTTGTTGACTGTGTTGCAGGGATGCCATATCATCACACCCACTCGAGTGTGATCGATCTCTCGCACCCGAGTTTTGAATTGTTTGAGGAAAGAGGCCTCCTCTCCGGATGCTCCTCGAAAATGGTTGTTTTTCGCGTACACTTGATCGTACGCCATCGCGTGGGCAATGGCGCGATTGTGATTCGGGTTTCGTCGATTGATCCACCATGTTTTGTCCATGCAATTGTAGATCACCGTGCTCATGGCGCCCACCACACGTCCCAACTTCAACGACGGGAGCGGCGGTGTATAGATCAGGTCCGCCATGTGCTGCAAATACGTCGGTACGTACACGTCGTCGTCGTCCATGCACACGATGATTTTACCTCGAGCGATCTGGTTGATTTTATTACGTTTCTCGTCGATGGAGAGCGGTGTCGCGTGATACGTGTAAACGATCTCTGGATGATCGATCGTGTACGGATACGGGTGTTCTGTGTCGTCGAACAAGATGAGCTCCTTGGTGCCTTTGAATTGTTGTTTAGAAAATTCGGAGATCACTTGGGGGAAGTAGCGATGCCGATTTTTGGTCGGCATGGCCACCGTGAGATCCAACGTTTGTTCCATTGTATTGGTGTAACAATTATTTTTTTTGTGCGTGTTCTTGTAAACAGGATGCGTTTGTGTCGTTGTAGTCTCATGGTGTTGATCCTCGTGGCTTTGGCGTTTCTTCATCAGGCGCACACCGACTACAGCCGCGCTTTCGTGGAAACCTTCACGCAAGCGGAGTCCGTGTTGGACAAGGCGGAACTTGTGCAGAACGTGAACACCCTCCGCAACGCGGTCCTCAACAACAAGCTCGAGCTTATGGGTTTCATGACCGATCTGGAGACGCTGCTGCAGCGCACCGTGGTGCTGGAGAGCGCCGACTTTATGGTACCGGAGACCTCAGTCTCTCGGGACTCCGCGCAGCAAGAGGAGCACGCGATCGATTGCGACGACGTGCGCAAACTAGACGTGCCGATGTCCAACGAGCAAATGGCGGATCTGTACGGGGAGTACGTGATGCACATGACCAACATCAAAACGTTCAAATCCAACATATTCTTACTGATCGCTCAGATTCGAGCCAAGGTAAACATGTTAGAGCCGGACCTCTCGAGCGGTCAGGCGGAGCAAGAGGAGGGGGAGGAGAAGGCCACCCCGAGCGACGCGAGTTTGGAGCGCAAGGAGAACAGCCTGAAGGAGATCGAGGGGGTCGACGAAAAATTGAAGGAGCTACGCAAATCGTTGGACGAGTTCTACGACGACTATCGACAGATGGTGCGCGTCTCGAGGCAGATGCGTTGCGTGAACAATCGAATCCTCGATCTGATTCACGGCGACGCCAAAAAGGAAAATTTGGTGTTGTATAAAATCGCGACCTCCATACCTACTGTGTGAGTAGATTATATCGAACGCGTTGAATGTGTTTCGAAACAGTTTACTCGATATCGTTGATCGGTTTGTTTTTGTATGGCACACGCTAAGCCGAGGTGGGAGTGCTACGCTCCATGATTTTAACTACGTCTCGAGCTTCGATGAATTTGGCGGAGTTCTCCTTCATGGTTTCCACTTTTTGGATGATGTTGGTGTACACCTCCTCGATGTCCGGAAACTCGTACGACTCGAGCTCGGAGGCGGGCACCAACGCGATCCGCGCGTCCTTCATGTCGGAGACGAAGGGTTCCACGACGCGCGTGACGGGCAGCATCCGTTTTCGTTCGTAGACGAACAAGCCTATGGAGACCAGCGTGGCTAGGAACATGATCCCCAACGCGTGATCCACGTTCAACGTGATTCCCATCTTTATCTTAAAGACACTATTTTCTATTTCCACATGCTCGTTCCGCCCAAGCACACGAAGTACGAGTTGGGGTACCGCCGATGTATATTCGCGTCTCGAGACGGAAACGCCCATGTGTGAGAGTCTAACCTCGGGACCTCTCCCGGACCGTTGCACACCGTTTGCTCTCCGTCGCTTCTTCGATGCGCCACGTACGGACAACAGTAGTAGTACGGAAGGATGACCACGTCGGTGTAGCGCTCGATGGCGGTCCTCGCCTCCGCGCACAATCGCTTCGGTCCGGACAGCATGTAGACGTCGTTCGCGCAAGTGGGCGACTTCGTCCTCAGTCCGTTGTAGACGCTCCACATCATCTCCAACCAGAACGGATGGTTCGGAGACCTCGAAAACAAGATTCCGTTATGCAGCGTCTGCGTCATGCGCGCGCTGTCGTGCCACTCCTCGCACAGCATCACCTCCGGTACGCCAGATCGCACCGGACGACAGAACACGCTCCGACATTCGGAATCGCGGAACAAGGCGTCGATCGGTCGCAGCGGCATGAAGTCCAAATCGAAGTACACTCCTCCGAATTTGTGCATCAATACGTATCGGAAAAAATCGCATTTCACGATCGGAAACTCGGTGTCGTGAGTCATCACACTTTCGAAGCACGGATAGTGCGTTCGGATCAGCTCGATCGCCTCCGTCAAGGTCCATCTGCGATAAATCGCGTTGGGGGGCACGTTCGGAACATTGACCGCGTTTTCGTGTTTCGTTTTCCCCGGAAAATCGAAAAGGATTTGATGTACGTACAAAGCGGATTGTGACATCGGGTTTACTCCTGCTTGTTGTGCGTTGTGTTTAACTCCAATTTCCGAAGAAGCATTCCTTGGAATGCGGTAGGATCCGGAACGACGCGTGGATACTCGGTCACGATGAACTCGAGGATCATGTTGTGTCGCGTGTTCACACCCATTCCGGGGAGTACGTGCCGCATCCCCGTGTAAGGCACCGAGTCCATGGTGGACGTGCGAACATAGATCGGCGCGCGATCGTCGGGGTGTTGCACCGTGATCGTTCGATCACACAACGTGTGCATGAAGGGTATCTTGATCTCGTGAACCAGATGCATCTTCTCCAAACGGAAGCCGCTCTCGGTTCCTTTGGGATGAAATGCGATGATCTTGATGTTCATGTTGGACAACACGTTCGAAAAACTGAAGCTCTTCCCGTTGGGCATGCCGGGTTCGATGTTTATCGATATTTTGGCTTCTCGAGTACATTGACCTTTTCCGTCGCATGCGGAGCAGCCTTTTCCTTTAATCTTTCCGTTGACGCAGCGCGTGCATGGCTCGGTACGACGCATGCGAATCTGTTGGCCCGTGTGCGTGTGCGCCAAAATGTCCCGCGTCACCATGCCGCTCCCTTTGCAGTTGTCGCACGTGCGCTGACAGTTGGAACACAGACGAGCCTTGTCTCGTATCACCAAGTTGCGAACACCTCCGAGACACAACTCACGAATGGTGATGTTGATGTTTTTTTCGTATATATCCGAGCTTGACGGCGCGTTACGAGCACCGGTGTAGAGATGGTCAAACAAATCGAACGGATCTCCGTGGCGGAATCCGAAAGAGAAGCCCGGATCCGTTTTGGGTTCTTCCGTTAATTCAGAATACGCGGATTGAATCTCCTGAAAACGCTCCGGATCACCGCCTTTGTCGGGATGATACTTCATCGCCAGCTTTCGATACGCCTTGCGCACCTCGTCCTTGGACGCGTTGGAGGGCACACCGAGCACATTGTAAGGGTTCTTCATGTATGCAGCGTTTTTTAACAACGAGTCACGCACGGTTCTTTTATATACCTTCGTCGATCAAAACGTACGATACAACTGATCGACGTTCTGCGCGATCACCACTCGCTTGTCGTGTAACGTTCGCAGCATGTGACAGAACATAACATGCTCGCAGATGCCTTCGTCTTTCTCCATATCGTAGTTCACACTCGTCCACACGACGCGCACGTCGTTCAGCGGATCGTTGTGAATCAACGCGAAGCCCGAAAAGCACGACGCGACGTCGGACATCGACTCTTTCGGAATCGGCTCGCGATCGTACTTCGAAACGTCCTTGCATATGGTGCATTTGGCGAACCCGCAGTAAGGCCAGTAGCTTTGACGCTTCGCGTTGTACAACGAGTATGTATCGTAGTAGTGTCCGATCAAAGACGGCTTCGTCAGATTGGGTAGTTTGTGGATCTCCGGAATCATCAACTGTTGAGTGTAGGGACAAAGCATTCCGATACCGTTGTCGGTCGGGGAGCACTCTTTGAAGAGGCGTTCCAGCACGTTCTCCTGAAAATAGATGTTGCTGTCGATGAACAGCGACCAACGTCCCTTCAAAGGGCGAGAACGTGCGACCAGACGGTTACGAATCTCGGACAATGTTTCGATTCGAGCGTAGTTTTTCCCGCTCGGTTTGTTCACATAGGACCGGTGCTCGTCGAAGTACAACCGAGACTCGGGATCCTTCGATTTGATGAACTGCAACAGAAGGCGTTTGGTGTCGTCGTCGGAGCCGCTCTCGCAAATGTGGTAGACGAATCGGCAGTTCGGATGTCGAGCCTCTATTTTGAGCATCGTTGGGATGTAGAACTTGCGTAGATAATCCTCGTTGTTTCTGAACATGTTGAACACATTCACACATTCGACCGGTGTCTCGCCGTCGCACAAATCTACCGTCGGTGAATCCATTAAGCCATTCGCATATATTTTGTGTCTCACAAGTAACGCGCGACGACCGACGGATCGTATGTACCGGTGACGAGCCGTCGCGAGAGATCGTAGGCGCTTTCTTCGAACGGGTGCTCCAAAGGGCCGGAGGCGTCTCGGATTCGGCTTTGGTTTTGATCGGAACGGTAAACCCACGTATCCACATCGGCCAACGACGTGGCGTTTTTCACGAAGCGAGTCAAACGGTACTCACCTTTCGGATTCACGTACAGCACGTCGTTCGTATCCGGATTACGTCGTACCGTAGGATAGTCCGGATGCGAGGACATAAGCCCGGTGACACGAACCCCCATCATCTCGAACAGGTACTTGTGGAACGGAATGGGACAAGTGCGTTGATACACGTGGATGTGCTCGTGTATCAAGATTTCTAACTGCGAGGTGTGCGGCATCAACAAGAATTTCGGATAGGGTAAGAAGATGGTGTCCGAGTGAGTGTGAGGGTAGTGCGACTCCGCATCGCGAAAGAAAAAGACTCGAAAAGGGATTCGGCGCATACGCGGGCACGGCGCGAGCAGCTGCTGCGCGCGTCGTATCAATCGATGCATGTGCGCGCGCTCCTTCGCAGACAAATCTCGAACAATGCGATCGGATAGAGACAGCTGCCCGGACCGAACCTTGCGATTCGTCGCGTTCAGCGACGCGTAGAATTGATCGACCGCCGCGGACACGCTCGCGCGCATAGCGTTTTATCGTAACCATGGAAGAAAATTTTGGTCGCATGCGAGTTGCAAGGTAGATACGTAACTGTCCATGTCGTGATCCTTGATCCAAGGGTCTCCGATGTCGCACGTAGTGGGGAGCTCGATGACAAAGTCGTCCAACATCGACACGTATCCCAAACAAGAAGGGGGCATGAAGGACACCGCGTCGTGTTTGTGTCGATAAGCGTACACCTTTGGAAGCGGAGCTTTGAGGATGCGTTCGCGCAAGAGCTCTCCTCCGACCCGTGGGCAACCAAACATCACGAACTCGCGCACGTTGTCCATCCGTATCTTTTGCGTCAACAAGATCGCCGTTGCGGCTCCGAGCGAGTGCCCGGTCACGATCAGCTGTTCTCCACTCGAGAAGAGCTTCGCAAGGTCGAATTGATCGATGCAGTCCTCGCAGTGACGGTCGAAACCGGCGTGAGCGTCTTCGCGTTTGTACACCGTGAGATTGTCCAACCAATGCGCGGGAGTACACGTACCTTCGATGGCTACGAAGGTGGTGTGGTTTTTTTTCTCGATGAGCACCTTCGACTTCTCTAGATTCACACGTCGACACAATTTGGCGGCGTGATAGTGTCGATGTGTGACGTAGCGTGGAAGGGTGAGCATTTTGTGAAAGATTAGGTGTATACACTAAGGTTAGGCGAAAGTAAGCCCAAGTGAAACACATTTAAGGTTTGCCTCGAAGTTATCGTTACAAACACAGAATGGACGACACCAACAATGGATCGAGTGAGTACTCGCTCGAGATTCAAACGGTGCAGTCGTCTACGATCAAGGTGTTGGTGGAAGCGCTCAAGGAGATCCTCACCGACACGGTGATCGAGATCACACCGGAGAACATCAAGATATGTACCATGGACAGCTCGCATATCATCTTGATCCACCTCAAACTCGACGCTAGCAAGTTCGAGTACTACTACTGCGAAAGTCGTAAGTTCATCGGTGTCAACATCCTCAATCTGAACAAGATCATCAAAACGATCAACAACAACGACACGCTTACGCTGTTCATGCGTGCGGACGACTGCAATCATTTGTGTATTCGCATCGAGAACAACGAAAAGAACACGATGCGAACCACGAAACTGAACCTGTTGGATTTGGAGAACACCAACTTTGAGATCCCCGCGGCGGTGTTCCACTCCGTGATCACGCTCCCTTCCGGAGATTTCCAGAAGATTTGCCGAGACATCAGCAACCTCTCCGAGTACATGGAGATCAAAAACGTCAACAACAAACTCATCATCTCGTGCAACGGCGACTTTTGCAGCCAAGAGATCGTCATCAGCGACAGCGACAAAAAACGTATGGACAAGCTGAACGAATGCTCGCAGGAGATCTTCCAAGGGGTGTTCAACGTGAAGTACCTCGTGCTGTTCACCAAGTGCACCAACCTGTCGAACACCGTGGAGTTGTATCTCAAGAACGACTACCCGCTCATCATCCAGTACACGGTCGGCTCGTTGGGATCCGTGAAGCTGTGCTTGGCGCCTCAGCAGAACGACACCTAAAACGGCGAGTGACGGTGCTTTTCTAGGTCGCGAAGGACAGGCACTCGCGAGTTTTGTCGTACAAATGCTCCAAAAGCAGGTTCTTCATCTCTTGGATTCGTCGATGACGCTCGTGCTCGCAGTACGGTTCGTTCAGTTCCACACCGATCTGTCGAATGTCGTCGCATTTCCAATCCAACCAGAGCACCTTGTGGCCGAACTCGCGAATGGAGCGCGTGAGCCGCTTGAACTTGTTACGATCGCTGTCGTAGATCTTCTCCATCTGTTTTTCTACGTGCAAAAAGTAAGGGGTCATGTAGCTCTCCATCTTTTCCGTGATGACTTTGTAGACATCGTCCATCGCTCGAAGATCCCACTGATCCTCCCCGGTTTTGATTTTGACGAATCGATCGTTGTGACGAGTCTTCACGATCGTGTTGTTCATCGGAAACGAAGTGTTGAAGAAGATGTCCGAGATGTGTTGCGGCAGAGCGTATTTCCCGAGTCGCACCGCGTTCTCCATTCGATTCAGATAGTCCGGCTCCTTGCATAAGCGTTCCAGAATCTCTTCGCCGAAGTTGATGTTGATCGTCACGTTTCGCGAGTTGTCGATGTTCGTGGTCACGTTGTTGGTCGTGTTGTAGACCACCGAAGGAGGCTCTTCAGGAGGACTCGGTGCCTCCGGCGTGGCGGGCTTACAAACAATGTTTCGAACGTGATAATGTTTCGCCTGTCGAGTGTTGAACTGACGACAACACACGGGACACACGTTCCGTCTCACTCCGTTGCAAATCGCCAAGTGGTTGCGATACGAGTACTTGTTTTTCAACCGTTTGTCGCATTTGTCACACCGGTACATGGTCTCTTTGACATTTTGAGAATTCTCTTTGACATTTTGAGAATTCTCTTTGACATTTTGAGAATTTTTTGCGTTCTCTTTGACATTTTGAGAAATCTCTTTGACATTTCGAGAAGTTTTAGAAGCCGAGTTCGACGAGTCAGTATTCGTATTTACGCGAGTGCAACTCGTTTTCCGGTTCAAATGTCGACGCAAATCGAACCTCCGTGTGGTTTCGTACGAGCACTTTGAACATTTCAACATGACGTTCCCTATACCTTTTTCACAGATTTTATTTAAATGGAAACAAAAAACGCAATCTGACGCAATTTGCGTTGCGTCGGCGCGCGCGAGCGTGATTTTTGTGGACCCAAAACTGGCCTCAAAAATGTTTGAACGATAAGAACGATTCGCAAAAATTTCTACTCGTAGCTATCGTTCCCCGATTCTTCGTCCTCGGGTAGAGGGCGACGAAGGGCCTCGTCCAACACGCTCTCGTTACGCCTCTGTTGATCCTCGTCGACGGAGGTTTCCGGGGGGCACAAGGCGGGTTCCGCCACGAAGCGAAGCGTGGACTTCTTCATCAACTTGCGAGCAAAATGCAGGAACGGCTTGTCGTAGTTGTAGTTGGATTTCGCACTTATCTCGTAGTACTCCACGCCCTCGTCCTTGTGTTTCAGGTGAAAGGTGACCATGTTGGGTTTGACCTGTCGTTTGCGAATATCGATTTTGTTCCCGCACAACACGATCGGGATATCCGGGCACACTCGTTTGATATCGCGGTACCATAACGGGACGTTTTTGTACGTCAGCCTCGAACTGACGTCGAAGAGGATGATCGCGCAGTCTGCGTTCTGATAGTATCCGTCGCGAAGACCTCCGAACTTCTCCTGTCCTGCGGTGTCCCAACACGTGAAGCGTACCTCTCCCTCGGTGGTGGAGAAGGTCAGGCTACGGATCTCGGCGCCCATCGTAGGAATGTACTGCTTGTTGAATTCCCCCGTCAAATGACGCTTCACGAAGCTAGTCTTTCCAACCCCTCCGTCTCCAATGATCACGAGCTTGAATGTGGTGGCCATACCTTTCTCCTCAACGAACGTCCGATTTCCAACAAGTGAAAGCTGTTCTTTGTGAGAAGGGTAGTGAAAAATCAAATTTTTTTTCAGCGTATTCTACTATCGAAACATCACGTTGCCGTGATAGTATTTCGGGATGTCGAAATTGCTCTCCGTGTTCAACTGATCGGAGACGGCAACCTCGGGAGAGTCCGGGCGCAACCAAATTTTCATGATACAAAAATGCTTCTTCGGACTAATAGAGACCCCTTTGACCGCCTCCGGATGCATCAAATGTAAATGTTCGGACAGTAGTCGGATCAGCACGTGCTCCGTGAAAGGCTCCATTTTGCTTTTCAACACCTTGATGGTCATGAACGTGTAGGGGGCTTCACCGTTCGTGGTGTCCCATCTCGGGAATAACCCGTCGCGCATGAAAAAAAACATACCGGAACTCAGTTTGGGCTTCAACACCTCGAACACGGTCCAAAAGTCGACCACCGTGTGAATGTGCACCAAACGCTCGTAGCTCTCATGACTCCAGTTGGTGTCTTCGTAGTCGTGAAAAAAAACCGTCCATGAGTGTTTTAGTTTCATGGACTGTCTACCGAGAATACAACCTCGTTGCCCTTAAATGTAAATTCTTCGAAGTCGTCGTTTATAAGAGTTACATGCGTTCCGAAAACGCCGGACGCGACCATCAATTCGTGCGCGGTGAGATTCCTTGTGGTGAAGGCGTTTCGAAACAACACGGCGATCGAGGTCTTGTCTACATGGAGCATCAGCGGAGCCAGCTTATGAAAACGTTTCCTTTGAAAGTCTTCGTCCAAATCGGTCGTGTACACATAGCTCGGACGACCGAATCGAATCGTGTACGCGTAGGAGACCTTGCAGGACGACGGAACTTGGAATTTGGTGTTCAACACGACACGAGGGATCGACAACGCGATGGGCAAGAAGGGGATTTCAATCGTGCGTTCGTTTTCGGTCAGCGACACCTCGAACAGCACTCGACCTTCTAGCAAGAGAAGACACGCGCGACACACATTTTGGATCGGAGTATAGACACGAGTCAACGCTCGCATGAACAAATACATTGTGATTAAGTATTAAAAAATTGATACAAAAATATGTTTTAAATAATGTAACACGGGGATATGAAATTGAGTGTAAAAGTCGTCCGACAACTCGATGACTATCCGAAAGAGTCCCTAGCGCAATTCAAAGAGGAGGTCGTGCGCGAGGTGTTGGATCGCGCGGACACCGCGTATCACGAGAAAGGGGAGCCCATCCTGTCCGATGCGTCCTACGACGTTCTTCGCGAGCACTATCCTCGCAGCACCGTCGGAGCGCCGGTCACGGCTGGTTCGAAAGTGTCGCTACCGTATTGGATGGGCTCCATGGACAAGCGACGCACGAGTAACGTGACGGATCCGGTGGTGATTTCGGACAAGTTGGACGGCGTATCGGCGTTGTTGATGATTCGCGAGAAGGTTCCCGTCTTGTACACACGAGGCAACGGGGCGATCGGACGCGACATCACGCATTTGACCCCTCATTTGTCGTTAAAGTTGCCGAAGAAGGACTGCGTGGTTCGTGGGGAGTTGATTATGAGTCGAAAACAGTTCGCCGCGTTGGAGGGATCGGCGAGCAACGCTCGTAACACGGTGTCCGGATTCGTCAACTCCTCCAAAGGCGACGTGAAAGCGCTGAGCAAGAAGGTGGACTTCGTCGCGTACGAGGTGATGGAACCGTCTTCGATGACGCCTCATCAGCAACTAGTCTTCGCGCGCGATACCTTGAAGTTGCAGGTGGCTCGTTTCGAGTTACGATCGGAAGGAGCCGACGCCGAGTTTTTACGCGAGGAGTTTTTGCGTAGAGAGGCGAACTCCGAGTACGAGATGGACGGTCTTATCGTGGCGCGCGATGTGAGCTACGAACCGGTTACCAAAGGCAATCCCAAGCACGCCTTCGCGTTCAAATTGGATGTGGGGGAGCAGGATCACGCCGACACGTCCGTCCGCGAGATCGTGTGGAAAGCGTCCAAGGACTCCTATCTGAAGCCGGTGATTCACTTGGAACCCGTTCACCTCAAAGGGGTGCGAATCGCGCGCGTGAGCGGAAAGAACGCGCGGTACGTGGTCGACGCGGGGATCGGAATCGGCGCTCGAGTGCGCGTGGTGCGGTCGGGCGACGTGATTCCTCACATCGTGGCGGTGCTTCGCAAAGCGTCCCCTTCGATGCCTTCCGTGCAGTACACGTGGAACTCCACCAACGTGGACATTGTCGTCAAAGACGATCAGAAGGAAGCCAAGCGCCGTGCGGTCGTGAACACCTTGGTCAAACTCAAGGTGCCCTCTCTGGCGGAGCGTACGATCGAAGCGTTGTACGATGCGGGACACACCACGGTGGGAGACGTGTTCGATTTGTCCGCGAAGGATATTGAATCGATAGAACGATTCGGTAAGACCTCTGCGGAGAAACTGGTGAAAGCGCTTCGAGAGCGACGCGCCAAGCTGACCTGTTTGGACTTCGCGGTTGCGAGCAACCTGTTCGGTCGCGGGGTGTCTACGGTGACTCTACGCGCGATCGACGCGTTGTATCCGTTGATGCGCGCGACTCCCACCAAGGAGCAGCTTGTGGCGATCAACGGGATCGGTCCGGTGGGCGCGGACGCGTATCTCAAGGGCCACCCGGAGTTTTTGAAATTCGTGCGCGAAAATCGACTCGGAGATGTGTGCAACGCCGCGGTTGTCCCTGCACCGGAACAGACGGTGGCCGCCGACGGACGCAGCGCGGTGCGCGGCAAGGTGGTCGTGTTCACCGGCTTTCGCGACAAAGAACTCGCTGACCGCATCGAAGCGCTCGGTGGCAAGGTGGCCTCCACCGTGGTCGCGTCGACCACCACCTTAGTACACGCGGACAACGGACGTATCGGTGAGAAAAAACTGAACGACGCCCGCAAAAAAGGGATCGAAATCATGCCGCGTTCGCAATTGGAGAGCTTGCTGTAACGAATTGAGTCCACGAAAAAAAATTGATGATTTTTTTCTCCAAAACGCACAGCACACAACCCTATATCGCTTCTCGTCGCTTTGTCTGAAAAGATGGCTTCCAAGGAGATGACCTACGGAGAGCTCAAGGAGCGTAAGCTGCACACGATGGTGCATCGTATGTTCGGACTGTTGCTCTCGGAGCAGGAGGGCAAGCGCCTGATGGAGACGTATTACAACTTCATCAAGTCTCACACCACCGAACAGCTTCGCGCGATGTGTGTGGAGAAGGGTGTCAAGGCGAACGGCACCAAAGGTGTGATGGCTCAGAGGCTTTTGACCCCGAGATTCGCGGAAAACGATCCGGAATTGGACGCGTACAAGACGGACTCGACCGTGAAGGTTGACGAGATGTTGCGCAAGTATAAATTGGTGCAGCTCCGCGAGATGTGCAAAGAGAAAGGGTTGTCGACAACCGGAAACAAACGTGGTCTGGCGGTACGATTGGTCGAATCGTAAAATTACCATGCACCATATCAACAAAAAAATAAAATCCCCCACAAAAAAGGATTTTATTTTCGAGGGTTACGAGAGGGTACGAGGGTGTACGAGAGGGTACGAGAGGGTACGAGAGGGTACGAGAGGGTACGAGGGGGTACGAGGTACTCTCATAAAAAAAAAATTGGTAGGCGTTTGCTACTGTTAATTTTTCAGAACAGTCACAACTTGATATCCTCACATTCCACTACGCGATCATGAGTGATGTTGCGAGAGTGCATTTGATGGATAAGTTGATCGATTGCATGCTACAAAAGCATGACCAAAATACCTTGGAAAAAAATTCCCAATACGACGTTGGGTTCATCGTTGTGTTTAGAGGAATTTACACACCTACATCCGTTGCTGGAAACCAAGAACCTAAACCTCAACACTTGATGTTGATCAAAACAACTACGCGCAGCTTACCGAATACGTTTGATCTATCGATAGATTCGGCAGCATGTTCTTGCGGGAACATGAAGAACCCGAAGACCAGGCGCAAGTGCACCTGTAACCATGGGTGGAAACCCTACATGGTCATTATGACCCCCAATCACCAATATCACAAGGGGGTATTGTTTAACGAATTTAGGAAGAATAAATGGTCCAGGAAAGGACAAACGCAGGATTCTTCGAATTCCAATATGTTTATCTTCGATCAAGATAAATATGGAAAATATTGGATGTGGAATAGGTTACTCAAACTGAGAGAACAAGCATATAACGAGATAAAAATTATTATGGATTGTCTCAACTACGACTCGCCGGACAAGGACGAAGAGTCGAAACAGATCCGCAAGTTCGACAATTTGAAGAAAAAGTATACAAACTTCAACAATCTCGAGGTATCTATGGATACTCAATTTGAATTTAAGGATAAAACCCTAAATTTTTCCACAGCGAAGACCAACCGCAGTTCCTTGTTTGACTGCATTCTTCGATTGGAGGGTAAGGTCAGTCTCGATTATACCGAGGTTTTGAAGAAATCAATCGAAATCACTTCTGCGAAGTCAGTTGATGATAATAAACCTCGCCCAGGTCTCTTCAAAAATTCCGAAAAAAATATTCCATTGGAGCATGGTAAATGGTATCGTTATAGGCATCGCGATAATATCATCAAGGGTATGTACGATGAGGTCAAAGGTTTACTGGTGAACCTCACTTTTGAAGGAAAAATTAAACCTACAAAGACGTTCAAAGATTTGAATGCGATGATCAGATACATGCACAATCCAACCAATAGAAACGGTAAGACTTTTACCTGTCGAGATGTCATCGAGATTCTCGTAGAAAAAGACGAGGGTAGCAATGACATCTGGATGAAGTATGGCGAGTACCTGAAGAGTTGGATTAAACCTGCTAGGTTACAGGCCTAACCGTGCACCCGGAGGTGCTGGGACGGCGCCCGGGGCCTAAGCCCCTCCACACTCACGTGTGTGGCCGTCAAGGTAGTACCTGAGACAACGATAAGGCTATCATGCATTATCCAAAACAATATCTTCGATGTTTCGTGCCCA